CATTAAACCCGGCTGCTGTGGCTAGCGCTTTCCTCTCAAAACGACTTAAATCACTAAATTGTCTACCAGAAAGAACCAAACTCTCTCTTAACAATTGAAGACGCTCATCTTCCGTTGCGTAAAGCATTTCAATGCTATTAAGATATGCGCCACCAAGTATACCATTTAAACGACCAACAGCTGTTGCTGCGCCTTCAAATGTATCATATTGGGCCGCAACACTCATTAAACCTTGCATTTCAATGCCTGTTTTTCTAGATTGCTTCATCAAGCCTTCAAAAACTTTTCCCATATTTTCGCCATGAGCCAATAAGTCAGGAGCCAACTCATTAAAATCAGTAATTACTTCATTCAAATTCATATCCATGCTTCGCCCAAGCTTAATAACCCCCTTTTCTGTAGCCATAGCTTGTTTAAGTGACATGCCCAGGCCTTGTGTTAAAGTCTGCATAAGCTCAGCTGCTGCATCAACATTTATTCCAAGCTGCTCTAATGTTCCCACAAAAATAGCAGTTTCTGTTCTAGCAGCGCCACTGGCGTCTTTGTAAGCGGTCACTGTGTTGAATAAAGCTGCCCCTGCTATGCCTGCAGCCTCCATACTTAATGCCTGCTCGCGTAAACCCTCACTAGCGGAATAAACGGAATCTCCAAACTCTTTAGTAGCCCCAGTGCTTTTTTTAAAGCCAGCTATAAGAGTATCTTGCATAAACATAACTTCTTCCGATATCGCAAGGAAAAATCCTGTTGCCAAATCAGCAAAATTTGTTGCAAGGCTTTTAGTAATATCTGTTATACTTTTCTCTGCTGATGCGGCCATTTCCACAAGATTTACTCCTGCCGTAATTATGCCCCCAACAAAAGTGCCACTAAATCTTTCACCAATTCCAACAAGGGCGCCCATACGAGAAGCAATAGTGGCCAATGAACTTTGTGCCTCTTCGTAAGCTTTCTGCTGCTTATTTAATTCTTTTCTATACACAGCCGCCGCTTTGGCTTTTTTCCTCCACTGTTCTTCTTCATCAACTCCAACTTCCAGCAGATCTTGTTTTATTTTTAAAGTCTCTCGTGCAAGTTTAAGTTCATCACCAGCAAGGATGCCACGGGCTTGGGCCTGTGCGAGTGTTCGTTCCGCAGCGTCCAGCGCCTTTTGGCGGTGCTCCTTCTCGATGGCCAAAAAATCAGCCACTCCTTCATAGGCCTTTGTTTGCGCGGACAGGTTTACATTAATTTTTTCATTTAGAGTACCAATGTCGCCTAAGCTTTTTTTCTGCTCCGCTAAGGCTTTGCTTATCTTAGCGATATTTTTTGTCTGTTCTCCAAAGTCAGCCATTTGAAATCACTCTCATTTAAGTGGCCATTTAAGACCAGTTATTTTTTCAAAGCCCTTGGTTGCCCCAGCTAATTTTCTGCTATTTTTATATGTTTTGGGATCATTTAACCCGAACTTCATAAATGAATCAAGATATTTTTTTTCTGCTCCAATTGCTTTTAAAAGTGAATTAATCTCTGAATTGGTCCCTCTCACTTTAAAAAACTTTGGGCCGCTGCCAGGAGCAAACATTCTTCTCAAGACATATTTAATCATGCCACCTAAAGCTACCAGGTAACTTTCATTAACTTGTCCTTTTCTTGCTGCGCCAAGGTCAATGACGGGTATTGAAATCTGATCTTCGTTAATATTTTGCATAATAAAGTCCCACAGCTAATCAATATAATTAGTGCGTTTCTTTCATTTTCGACTTCTTCCTTTTTCTATTTCATCATGTTCTTTTTTAAGTTGTTCAACAAGACGTTCAACAAACCACTGTCTCACCTTCACAGGCAAACTGTAAGCTTCTGTAAAGCTCCATCCACCGTGATATTTTAAGAAAAAGAACTGTTCATAAACATGTTCTTGATATTCATCATTTAGGCCAAAAAAACTCCGTTGTAAACGGAATGATCACCTCCTCTGCGGTATCACATGCAGAACATTCAAATTCTTGACTTAAATCAACATTTGGAGTAATTTTAGTATAAATATTTCTCAAATATCTTGAATCTGCAGCTGGCATATTCTCAACTAATTCACCAATGTGAGATTGATTAGTGCTACCATTAACAGCCACAATAATTTTTCTAAATTGGTCTGTCAAAGTAGATTCAGGTAAATTATTCTTTTTCCGGTTTTGAGCTAGCCTTGTTAAAGCTTTTTCATCAGCACCAGTTATTAAGCGTAAAGTTACTTCAACATTTGTTTTAGGCAACGTAAGCAAAAAAGTATTATCTGATAAAAGCATCACTCCATGTTCTTCTACGTTATCATTATAACTCATGTTTAATTCAGCTAGATCAAATTGATACTCCGAAGAAGCAAAACACGATGAACAGGTCATCTTTACATCATAAGATCTTCCATAGCCAGAAATTCTCGATGCAACTAAAATTGCATTTTTATCTCCAATAAGCAAATCATCCACTTTAACTCTCTTATCTACAATAACATTTTGTAATAGTCTATCTAATGCAATCCCCTTCTTCAAAAGAGCACTAGAAGTTAAAGTATCTTCATCCTTCGCCGTCATATAACGAATTTCTATTGATTCTTGATTATGTAAGGGGTGTTCTTCTGGGTAGAACCGCCCCCTTGATGGTAGTTCAACAAATTCTGTGGGAACTACAAAAGAAAAAGCCTGCTCATTTATAGCAGTCTCTGGTTGCATAACAGGAGGAGGCAGTGAGGCTTCGGGTGCACCAAAGCGCTCCTCGTTGTTTCTGGACATATTTCACCTCGTAAACTTATCTTATTATAGCCCAATCGTAACGGATTGTTAACTCAATTTCAACTAAACCGTCGTCACTATAGTCTAAATCACCAAATTTCGCTTCTTTAATCCATGGGCTATACAATTCCCACTCTTCGACAACAACGTTCGTTCCAAGAACGTCGGTTCCTGTGCCAGTATGTTCCACTTGCTTAATTTTAACGATTGAGCCTAGGGCAGCAACTGACTCTTCTTTAGAAATAGTATGAAGCATGTTTGAATCGTGTTCTGATGGTTCAACATATCCTGATCTTCTCAAAATATTTAAAACTTTCCTTGATACATCCGGATCAATTGGGTCTACTAACGTAAGCGTAATTTCATTCCAAGTAACCATCCCGGGATAATAAAATCTATGCCCAAAATAGTTGTGCTCAGTTTCATTAATTGAAAAGCTGGGTTTACTAGTCGTCTTGATTACAAAGGCAGGAATATCGGATATAGTCATCAACCATCGATGCTTCCGTTTTGGTTCTAAAGATTTGTCATTCCAAAATGCCATTATTTTACTTTCTCCTCAATATTAATTAGTGCAACAAAATGAATTTCAATTTATTAATCAGCAAATGAAGCTCCTGAATCCGTGATAATAAAGTCTAGTGCGATAAACTCAATAGCTTGTGCTGGCTTCAAGAAAATCTTGGCGTACATGATGTTACGATCAACCAAATCTGGTGTTGTCGTAGTCTCGTCAAGTACAACTTTGAAATCCGTAAGACCTACGCGAGCTTTAACGTCGTTCAAAAAACTAGTAACTTTTGAAGAAAATCCATCCCAAGTTGCTAATACATTTTGCTCAAACAGTGTTGTCGCTGCGATTCTAGAAACTTCTCTCTTAATGTGAATAAGAAGGCGGCGTACATTAATTCTATCCAAAGCGGATGGCGTTGCTTGTAGCGTCTTCTGTCCAAAGATTACAACTCCCTCTGCTGGGAAAGAGGCAACCGGGTTGACATTAACATCATAGAGCTTGTCTCTTTCCTCAGAAGTAAGATGGTGCTTAACTCCTAGAACCGTAAGTCCAGCAGTACCAGCGCTTAAACCACCTCTTGTAAAGCCAGCAGGAGCAAACCAAAGCTCACGAACAGCTTCGCTGTAAGACATAGCACCAAGAGCTACAACCGAAGGTGGCATTGCCAAAATTTTGTTAGAAAGGGTATCTCTAACCTGTACAGACGGGTAGTAGCATGCGCCATAGCTTGAATTAATTTTTCTATTCTTAAGCACACTAACAGCGTTATCAACATTTGGCCTGCGGGTTGCTGCGTTTTCGGCAGCACTTGTGTCATGCGCAGGAATATAATCGTGTTCTAGGTCGATAATTGCTAGAGCATCAGCTCTCTCCTCGCATGTACTAATCAGGTGTTCAGTAAGAGTTTGATTAGTGATACCAGGTAAGGCCATCAGATTAGCCGTTACACGCTCTGGGTCTCTTACTGTGTCAATAGCTCTTTTGACTGAATAGAACGCATAGTTTCCAGTTTCTGTCGGGCCAGCATCATCCAACCTAGTGTTTCTAAACGGATCGGCTTCGGTAATGTCAAGACCATCGAACCCACCGTGAAAAACAGTGGTAAATTTATTAAATCCATAATCACTACCAGTAAGCAAGAAATATGCACCAGACATTGCTGTAACTGATTTCCGATCACCAGTTGCGCGGCTACCTGAAATATACCTGACCTCTGAGAAGTTGTCCGAGTTAGAAAGCGGAACAATAATATTATCTAATGTAAAGATATGAGATGGGTCTACGCGCGTGCCGGTATCATCGGATCCCACTGCATATGTAACAAGAGTTGCGGGCATTGGACGAAGCAAATCGGGTGTTCCAGGATCATATTTTACAGATCCAGTTTGAGCAACATCAATGCCCCAATATGCTTGTTGCGGCTTCAAGTAATTTGAACCAGACTGATTCCAAGCATAGCGAACGACTGGTCTTGGGAACTTATAAGAAGCTGTTAGCGCATACGCGGTGTCGCCTTCGCGGCCTGTTACAACTGGGTAATCGGCCGAGAGTGGGGCCTTCGATCCGCCGGCGAAAGCTGTGACGGTTAGATTCGGCGAGCCCGACGTGGAGGCGACGGTAATGCTTGTAGTGTTGGCGCCGGCGGTGTCCTGCGTTATAGTTACAACGGCAGTGTCGGAGTTGGTGGCAGTGAGATCGTCGTGGAGGCTGAGAACGGTGGCTATGTGTCCGGCTTGAGTGATGTTGTTGGCAGAGCCGCCAGCCACGGTGTCGCCGGCGGAGAAGGTGCCGAGAAGGGATTCTCCCGTGGTGTCAGACATGGCGTTTGTACTCGCATGACCGGTGATCGTCACTGTATCTCCAGCAGTTGTGGTAACTGATATGGTCGCGTTAGCGAGAACGTTGCCGGCATCATCAACTGTTATTGTTGCGGTTGCCTTGGCGTTCCGGGAGTTGGTGAGAAAGTTTTCCAAATTGGTTTTAATAAGTGTATCAGCATCAAAATCACCATCTACTACATTTTCGTCATCATCTCTAAGCTTTGGAGGCGCATGAAAACCAAATGGTAATAAGCCAACGCCTTCACCGTTTTCAACGTCTGGGTGCAATTCAACTCTAATGAATCTTGACATATTCTCATATTTGCCATATCCACGATGATATTTCTTACTATCATCCCATTCCATATACTTATCGCCAATTTTTCTTGCGATAAAGTTTGCAGAATTTGGGTTCAAATCACAATTTGTGAACATTTCAACAAAATTTGGTGAAGTATCAAAATCATCGATTTTTCTCAAACCAACTGTAAATGTTCCGTATTGAGGAACGGCAGGATCTAAACTAGTAGGTGGCTTAATATCTTGAATAGATACCTTTAGATTTTTTCCAAGCCATTCACCAGAAGCATCGAGGCCGACTAGTCTAAAAAGCTTTTGTAAGTTATAAGGGTTAAAACTAGTAGCAGTTCCGGTGTCTTGTGCAACAAACCAGCCAGTTCTAGCCGGTTCAGCGTTTCGCTGATTGTCTGCCCCTTGGGTATTATCGCTAGCATACCCAAGTATAACACCGTGGCTGATACTATTATGTGTAGTAATTCCTGTTCGGCCCCCATCTAAAATTGATCTTTCATATGTTTCACCAAGCCAATACTTTTCCACTGTTGCAGTAATAGTACTATTTGTTTTTTCTGGGTTGGTGTTAAAAACATTTCTAATGTAATTTTCTGAATCTCTGTTAAAATTAAATACAAACCGCTTTGCACCCGTCCCGCTGTTGTTTGTAATTTCAGCGGCTGTCCCAATAAGAACTGTAAATTCGCCATTGGAATTGGCGCTTGATGTTCCAACAACCGCTGAATGAGAAGCTGTCTGTTGGAGTATTCCAGAGACGCTCTTCATCATAGAACCAGTCAAAGCAATTGCGGCGTCGCCGGTCATATACCAAACAGCAGCTAGAGAAGCTGTTTGATTAAATTGGAGATCGGCGCCTGGCTCGTCTGAGTGAGAGCTACTAGCCATGACCCAAAGGCCATAAGCGCCTTTTGCAGAGGTGGTGGCAACATCAAGGGAGCCGCCCCAGCCAGCCATTCCAGCATTCTGGGCCGTGGTTGTACTAGCTTTGCCGTGCTGATGTCCTACAAGTCTTACGATTGTAGCTGGAGAGTTGTTTCTCAAATAAGCTTGGGCTGCAAAACTGGCGTATGTGGGAGCAGAATAACTACCATTTCTCCACACATCGGTGGATTCCCCACCAGCAATTGGATTACCAAAAATTTCAACAAATTCAGAAAATGAATTAACAACAACAGGGCGCATCCCTGGTCCACGTTCGGTTCTACCAATAATTACTGGACCTACCGGGCCGGCGAGGGCTGGTACTTGTGACCGGTCAATTTCATTAAGAAAAATTCCCGGTGAAACGAACTTAAATTTTCGAACATCTGCCATCTGCGATATCTCCTGTATATGAATTTACTATTGCCTTAATAAATAGTCTTTTATAGTTCCAAAATCCAATTCTTATTCTTTATAAAAACCCCTCTTATCGATATGTTCAAGCTCGTCTTCTGTAATTCTTCTCTCTCTCGGCACTCTAACTTGAACTACGTTTTCTCTAATCACAACTTTTGGTTGCGCTTGATTTTTATCTTCACCAATTAAATATCCAAGCACACTTATATCAACTTTGGTTTGATATGTTCTTTCATCAGTATCTAATGCCGATATATTGTTATCTTGAGCAAATTCTTGCTGAATAAAGGCTTCGTATCGATGATCATTGCGTTCCATAACAAAATAATTGATGCCTCCAGTCTTTGTAATAAACGGAACAAGCATTTCATTCATTTGTTGCTGATATTCAGTTCTTAACGTAATACTATAATTTATATCAATATATACCGGTATTGGGATAGACATGCTTTGATAAACAATTTTTTTATTTGGTCTCGGCCAGTTAATTTGCCCTCTACGATTATGCCTGGCACCACCATCAACAAGATTTTGAGATTTTAAAGCATCGGCGTTTGCAAAATTAGCTGTTTTATCTTGATTAATTTTCTTATTTATTACTACTGACCCACCTTTATAATCTCCTACTGGTGGGATATTGCCATAAAAAATTCCTTTTTTTGTTGGATCTTTTGTCACAGCAACTCTTTCTACTGTTATTAATGGTAACACCAAAATTCCATTAGAATCTCTTAATTCTTTTCTATTCTTAATTTGATAAGATCTTTCAGATGATATCCAAATTACAGGAACTTTTTTCCACCCTTTGTTTGTGCTAGCAAAAATATTAAATTTATCATCAACATGTTCATAAATTGCACTATCAATATTTTCTAATGTTGATGGTTGTATAATTGTTTCACTAATAATGTTACTATCAGGCGGCATCGAATAATCCCTCGCGTGCTCTGATGCACTTAGCAGAAATTTCCATTTTGTGGTCTATTTGACCAAATATTTGCTTAGGCTCATTTAAACTTACAATTTCATAATAAATCTTGCCATATAGAACAAAATC